GATTCAGGTAGAATGATTGCGCTTGAAGATAACACCGACTTTGTAAAATCTAATGGTTTTATTGAATCCGACTTTTGATGTATATATAACTCGAATTAATACTAAAAAGTATTCAATTCTTGCAGCTTCTGAAAAAGCTAAACGTCCTTTACAAAGTTACTTTAAAGCCAATGACTTCGTTCACACCCTTGAGGCTGCAGACTTCAAACGATTTAAAAAACACTGCACCAAAAGTAAACTCACCACCTACGTCAACGATACTGTTCGACATAGAGACTGATGGATTAAAGCTAAATGATATTACTAAGATTCATTGCTGTGGTATTGGTGATAGTAGTGCGATTAAGCTATATACAAAAGATTGGCTAAAGATTCTAGAAAAGGCTGATTATCTAGTTGGTCATAATATTATTCAATATGATTTACCAGCTATTAAGAAGCTTTATCCAAGTTTTAATCCAAAAGGAAAAATCATAGACACTTTGATATTGTCCAGAATGTTTTACCCAGACATTTTGGATATTGATCACAGAAGGAAATGGAAAGATATGCCAATTCAGATGTATGGCAGACATAAGTTAGAGGCTTACGGCTACAGACTTGGGTTACATAAAGAACACGCAGACTTATCAGATTTTTCACAGTTAACTGACGAATTAGCAGAAAGGTGTAAGTCAGATGTCAAAGTCACTGCTATGCTCTGGCGTAGGCTGCAGCCAAAGGTTAATAAGTACCCTTCTGCTGTTGACCTTGAGATGAGGTTTGCAACTCTTATCTCAAAACAGGAACAGTCTGGCTTTGCGTTTGATTGCGAAGGGGCAATGAAACTAGAAGCGGAGATTGTTTCACAACTGAAGATCATTGATGAAAGATTGAGGCAAAAGTTTCCTTTCGTTGATGGAGGATTATTCACTCCTAAGCGCAATGATTCTTCTAGGGGATACATAGCTCAAGCAACTATGTGTCGCTTGGTTCCTTTGAATCCAAACTCTAGAGATCACATAGCTTGGGTTTTAAAGAACCATCTGCAGTGGAGTGCAGAAGTTTTCACCAATACAGGGAAACCTAAAATTGATGAAGGGGTTCTTAAGGATATTTCTGGAGCTGAAGATTTTGTTACTTCGCTTACTCTTCAAAAAAGACTTGGCCAACTAAGTACTGGTAGCAATGCTTGGTTAAAACTGGTTGAGTCGGACAATCGTATTCATGGAAGTGTTATTACGGTTGGTTGTGCTACTCAGAGAGCAAGTCACGTTCACCCCAACATGAGCCAGTGTCCTGCCGTTAGGTCAGTACTGGGATCGGAGTGCCGAGCTTTGTTTGGACCTAATGTTCTACCTTTGTTAAACCCTAATGGGCGAGTAAATAAGTATGAGTTTTCGGGGGTAGGGGAACTCACCAAACAGGTGGGCGTTGATCTTTCTGGAATTGAGGCAAGAGCTTTAAGCTCATACCTATGGCCGTTCGACAATGGAAAGTTTGCTAAGGAAGTGGTTGAGGGCGACATCCATACAGCAAATCAGTTGGCGGCTGGTTTAGAGTCAAGGGATCTTGCAAAGACGTTTTTTTACGGCCTTATTTATGGGGCTGGTTCAGAACGCCTAAGCAAGATCACTGGCCAAAATGGTAAAAAACTAAAGCAAAGATATTACAAAAATATGCCAGCTTTAGCAGAGCTTACTAAAAGAGTAACAGCAAAAGCTGAAAAAGATGGAGTTATTAAAGCTATTGACGGTAGACCTATTAAGATTCGATCTTCTCATAGCGCATTAAACTTTTTACTCCAGAGCTGTGGTGCAATTGTAAGTAAGCTTTGGTATAACATTTGTTATGACGATTTAATAATTGAAGGTTTAACATATGGCAAAGATTGGACATTTCTTGCACACATTCATGATGAAATCCAATTTGCAGTTAGAGCTGAATATTCAGAACAGCTTGCATCAATTGTCACCAAAGCTTCTGAAAAAGCAGGTAAACAGCTTAAAATCAGAATACCCATTGAAAGTGAATATAAAATTGGAAACAACTGGGCAGAATGTCACTAAAGTTTGTAAAATTTGTGGCCAAGAAAAATATTTAGCAGATTTCCATGCAAATGGAACATGGACTAGACCTGAATGTAAAGAATGTGCTTGTTTAAATCAAAATCTTTATTACAAAATGCGTAAAGGACAATCAGCTCCAGACAGAGGAACACCATGTGAATGCTGTGGTGATACTACTTCTGTATTGCATTGGGATCATGATCATAAAACTAAAGAACATAGAGGATGGCTTTGTTCTAATTGCAATACAGGTATAGGTAAGTTAGGTGACAATCCAAAAGGTGTCATACAAGCTCTGAATTATTTATTAAAAGCATATAAGGTGGTTGAAGATTAAGGAAGGTTGATGCACTTATTAGTTGATGCAGATATGCTTCTGTTTCAAGCTGTCAAAGTTTGTGAAGCAGAAATTGAATGGATACCTGACGTAATTACAACTCATCTAAATGTAAAAGAAGTTGAATTTCTTTTTGAATCCTTTTTAAAAGAAAAGAAGGATCAAGTAAAAGCTACTCAAGTTACTCTTTGCTGGACTTCTACAGATAATTTTAGAAATAAAGTAGATCCTACTTATAAAGGAAATAGAAGAGGCACATGGCACAGAATTAAACCTGTAGGTTTTAAAGAAGCTAGAAAACGTGTTGAAAATTCCTATCCATCTGAGTGCTGGTATAGACTAGAGGCAGACGATATTCTTGGCATTTTAGCGACCAGATTGGTAGATCAATCGCCTGTTATATGGTCTGGTGACAAGGATTTACAACAAATTCCTGGTTTTCATCTTAATGATGATGGAGATGTTTATTTAATTTCGGAGGATGAAGCTGATGCCTATTTCTACCGTCAGTGTCTCATTGGTGACACTGTTGACGGCTATAGTGGCTGCCCCACCATTGGTAAGAAGACTGCGGAAAAACTCATACCCATTGAAGACTTCGATGCTACCTCCGCATGGCGAGTTGTAGTAGATACTTATAAGAAAAAAGGTTTAAGTGAAGATCATGCCTTAACTCAGGCACGGTTAGCCCGTATTCTTAGGGCTACCGAATACCCTAATGAGGACATTGATCTATGGACCCCACCAATCCTTCCTACTACGGATACGATAAAGCCGTAGTGGAATGCATCGACTACATTGAGAGTCATAAATTTGATTTCCTTGAAGGAAACATCATAAAATATGTGACTCGTTATGAGGAAAAAAACGGTTTAGAAGATTTACAAAAAGCTAAATGGTATCTTGAACGTTTAATTGAACGTGAAAAAACCAAAATGAAACCTCACGATGTATCCTTATACAAGTCCCTTTTAGAAACCGATGAGTTGTCAAACACCGAATGCAGACATGGTAAAGACTTGGATGCTTTCTGCGGGGCAATTAGCGACACCTGATGATGATGAATCAAAAGATCTTCAAATGGTGTTCATTGAAGAAGAGTTCTATGAACTTCTTAATGCTCACAATAATCTCGAACGTGCGGATGTCATTAAAGAAGCCTGTGATTTAATCTGGGTTACTTATGGCTTGCTACATTCAATGAACGTGGATGTAGATGTTGCGTTTAGTAAAGTTGCATCTTCAAATAACACAAAACTTCCCTTTACCTTTAAAAATGGAAAGGTTCAAAAAGGTCCAAATTATCAAAAGCCTGATCTTACACAGCTATGAAACTTAAAGTATTTACAAAACCAGAACTTAAAGATCATTTCACTCCATCTTTAGCAGTAACAGGTCGTGTAGATAGCTGGCTAAAAGAGCCTACAAGACGCTATCCGATGTCATGTACTGTATTCGTTGTTGAAGATACAATGGACGAACATGAGGATGGTTTAGAAGGTTCCTGGACTTTCTGTAGTAAAGCCTTGCGTTATGGAGCTGGCGTTGCTATCCATTTAAGTAAGTTGCGTCAAAAGGGAGCAGAGAATGGAAAGGGACTTACAGCGTCAGGACCATGCAGTTTCATGGAGGTATATAGTAAGTTCAACGAAACCCTTCGCAGAGGTGGTGAATTCAAAAATGGTGCAGTTTGTTGTCATTTGGACTACGACCATCCTGATATTATTGAGTTTATCAATTATGATCGGGGCAGAATACCTTGGGTTAAACGCTGCGTTAATGTTGATGACGATGTAATCAATAAGCCAGATGTTTTAAAAGCAATAATGGATGGAGCTAGAAAAGGTGATATATGGATTGTTAAAAAACAATATGATGATGAAGGGGAAAGAATTTATCACAATGTTTGTCAAGAAATTTTAATTAAATCCAGAGATACTTGTTTACTTTCTCATGTAAATTTAGCTGGTACTAAATCTGTAAGTGAAATTCCTAGTGCTTTTGTTCATGGTATGGAATTTTTATGTCTTCTTTATCAACAAACAGGTGCAGATAAATCAGGTATTTATAAAAGAAAGGATAAGCAAGTAGGTCTAGGTGTTTTAGGTTTATCTAATCTATTAGCTATTGAAGGTATTAGTTACAACGCTTTTGTATCTGCTTTAAGGTTTAGAAACCTTCATCCAAATACAGAACCACCATCAGGTATTACTATGGCCCATGCAATAGTAGTAGCTTTGGAGTGTGGTTATAAAGAAGCTACTAAAGTAGCAGAAAGATTTGGTATGTCTAGAGCTTTTACTATTGCTCCTACTGCGTCTTGTGCTTATCGCTATAAAGATAGAGAAGGTTATACAACATCACCTGAAATATCACCACCAATAAGTAGAGAAGTAGATCGTGATAGTAGTACTCTTGGTGTACAAAGTTATCAATTTAATCCTAAGTGTGAGATTGCACAAGATGTAGGTTGGGATACTTTCTTTGAATTAAATGCAGAATGGCAAGTCATGATGGATAAAACCCATAAGGCACACGCAATTTCAATGAATTGGTGGTCAGATATGACAGAAATGAATAGAGAATTTATGGCTAGGTGGTTAAATTCTCCGCTAAAAAGTTTATACTATTCTTTACAGGTCATGCCTGATACTCAAGATAAATCTAACGTATATGCTGCTTTAGATGAAGTAGATGTTGAGGATTATTTGAGTGAACTTTTAGAAGATAAAGAACCAACTTGCGATTGTGCAGAATGAACCCATACGATAAGCTATTGGCTAGAAAGAGGACTTGGACTCCTGTAAAAACTAGCAAAGGATTTATAAAAGATGAAGCAGTCGATGTTATTAAACGTGCTTTGGCAGTACGGCATATGGAATTACCAGTGGGGGATTTTATCCAAGAAGCACTTACTGAAGTTCCAGAGGCATCTAGAAAACTTCTCTTATCAAACGTTCAAGATGAAATAAAACATGACATTGCTCTTAACTTTGCTATCGATGCTCATGGTGCAGATCCGCAAGCGGAAGCAGAAGGTCTTAGACTCAGAGACGCATGGCTCGCACACCCAGATCACACAATCCTCAAAGCTTTAGTAGCTGAACGTGCAATCTTCTTTGTTTTACTCCCTATGTTTAGGTTCCTTGGCGATTCTGGTCTACGCACAATTTCGGCAGATATCTCAAGAGACGAACAGATCCATGTCGGCAGTAATACTCTTGTATGTCATGAGTTGGGGTTACGTCCTTCTCCTTCTTTGGATAAACTTAGGAAGGCCACAATTAATTGGGTTCTCCAACCTTTAGGTAGATCAGAAGATAG